AGAAAGCCCCGCACGGGGCGGGGCTTGTTGGGGGCGCGGGCGCGCCGGGTTAGGCGGCAACGCGTTGCCGCCATCCGGGCCCGTGATCAAGAATGGCGATGCCGAGCGAGCGGCGCCCGTCTGCGCCACTGCACGCGCGGCACTGCGCGCACGTCGCAACCTTGTTAGCCTCAGCGCTGGCAGGACAAACCCGCTCGGTCGGCATCACGTAATCATCGCGGCGCACGCGAAATGTTCGCCAGCCCGCGCGGTGCGCCTCTTCAGCTTCTGCGATGCTGTCCGCGCTGGCCATGACCAACGCGCGCCATGCGGCCGCGCGCGAGCTTTTCAAGCCCGACCATGCATGGGTGTAGCCCGTCCGACCGGCGGCGTCGCGCGTGAAATTCCTCCACACCGCGAGCGGTCCCGCGAGCGGGTCACCGTACGCGCCGAGCCGCACCATTCGGCCACGCGCGAAGGCGCGAGCCTGCGCCGGCGTCGCGCGCTGGTAGGCGCCGCGCCAGTAGGCGCTGAAGACGGACAAAGGCGCGCGCCACGTTGCGACATAGCACGTGCGTTTCCCAGTGGCAGGGTCGAAGCGGTGCGGGCAGGTGCCGCATATGCTGGCGTCTCGGCCGTCGCGCGCGGCGACATGCGGCGGCACGTCCGCGCGTAGGATCCACGTCTGGATCATATCGCCAGTCTTCGCGTTACTGCTGCTGTCAGTCGCAATAATCACGATGGGCGCGCCATCAAGCGCGCTTGGACCTTCAAAAAGGATGATTCCGGCCATGTTCTGTCTCCCTGTATGGGGCCGCCGAAATGGCGGCCATGTGCGAAGCATGGCACGTGCACGCGTGCGATTGCAAGCGCTGTGCTTAGGTTTTTTCATACGATACCGATTGACGTTCGCTCAGCGCAGTGGCAAAGTGCGGGTGTCGGCGATGGGCCGACGCATACAGGGGGCCAGATCGTGAAAGACAGAAAAAATTCCTTTTATATGAATCTACATACGGGCAGTGTTGATGGGTACGACGGGTGGTGGTATGAGGGCGAACGTGGAGAGACCATAAACGGGGCCGACAGGGGGGAGGTGATTGAAGTTCGTTGGGATGATGCCGCGCGCCAATGGGAAGAAGTTAAATGAACTACTCCGAATGGCTGGAAACATTCAAGCCGATGCAGAATCACCTCGATGATCATGCTGGTTTCGATGGTCATCTGTTCGAGACTTTTGGCGAGGAGATCGTGCACGTGCGCACGGCGCTTGATATCGACGCGGGCAAAGTGTGGACCTTAATAGATGTCGATGGGAGTCTATACGTGTCCGCCGGTTATTCTCACGTCAACCGCGTCGGCTACTTTATTACGGAAATCCCGACTACTGATCCGGATCTATGCGTGCTGGTCGACGGGCGGGCATTCTTCACGCTGCCCGCGCACTGGGCAAGCGCCCTTCTATATGGCGACGAGTCCGGGTTGTCCGATGAGGAATCGACAGAGATCGCGGGCTGGCTGGAATCGCACCCGGAACTTGGCGAGTGTGTCAGCTGCAACGATGACCCGGAATTCTGCACAGACCACGACGCGGGCGGGCTGGCGTGCGATTGTCTGGTCTTTGAATTCGAAATACTGGAGGGAGGGCATGAATGAGCTGGCTCTTTTCGCAGGCGCTGGTGGCGGAATTCTCGGGGGCCACCTCCTCGGGTGGAGAACAGTCTGTGCCGTCGAATGGGACCCTTACGCCGCAAGCATATTGTGCGCCCGGCAGAATGACGGAATTCTCCCGCCTTTCCCGATTTGGGATGACGTTCAAACCTTTGACGGCAGGCCGTGGCGAGGAGTTGTTGACGTTGTATCTGGAGGGTTTCCATGCCAAGACATATCAACGTCAGGCCAAAAATATGGGATTAGAGGAAAGCGCAGCGGAATGTGGAGAGAAATGGCGCGGGTGGTTGGCGAAGTACGACCCCGATTCGCGTTCGTGGAAAACAGCCCCATGCTTACTCGGCGAGGGCTCGAGACAGTCCTTGGTGACCTGGCCTCGTTGGGGTTTGATGCGAGATGGGGAGTGCTGGGAGCAGCCGACGTTGGTGCCCCGCACAAAAGGGACAGGATCTGGATTGTGGCTCACTCCGCAGGCGAACGAGGATGCAGCCGGGACCCCGAAGGGAAAGATGCAACGAATGCTTGGGAACGACCCAAGGATTCGCGGGACCACCCCGGAGGAGTGGGCGCGTGGGACCTTGAACCCGACGTGGGTAGAGTGGCTAATGGGGTGGCCGCTCGGGTGGACAGACTCAAAGCCCTTGGCAACGGACAAGTTCCGGCAGTGGCAGCATATGCATTTCAGCTTTTAAGGGGGACGACATGAGACTGAACATCAAGCCGCCAGCATCCCCTGGCCTTCTGACCATCATCGGGAAATTCGCCTTCTTTCTTTTGGTGGCAGCACTGCGGAGGGATAACTGATGATCGACTTACACAATGGATCGAATGGCTGGGATCACACAGGATGGCGAGCCGAGGGGCGCTATCTCGACCGGTTCCCGTTCAAAGGGAAGATCGAGTCATCCAGAGTCAAACACGGCGGGAAGGTCCAGCACACTATCGTGCTGGACTCTCCCCTGCAGGTTTTCGGGGCGGTTAGGGACCGCATCCTGATGATCCACGACGAGGTCGAGGTGTCCCTCCCCAGCACGATCACGACAGCAAGCAGTCCCTGAGCACGTGCCAAGGCACGTGCGATAAGGGGAAGGCTGCCACGGGCTCCACACGGAGCCCGTGGAGCGCCAATTCACGTGCCTGCCCTGCACGGTACACCTTGAGCGTTGCGGGGCGCTTGGCGGCCTCCAGGGCGGCTACGATGAGGTGCGCTGGGCAACCCATCTCCGCCGTCCGCATGTGCCAACTGACCTGATGCGCGCTCAGGGCCACCTTCAGGCCAGACTTTACCACCTTGGTCTCGATGGTTGAAAAAATGCCCTCGCGCCAAGCGACCAAAATGTCAGGTGTCCCAAGGCTCGCCCGACTCTCCAGTCTCGTCATCTGACACCCCTCCAAGTTCATCTTCAGCCTCTGATATAACTGAGCCTCTTTCACGTAGTACCTCCTCCTCGTCAAACTCCGGTTCAGCCGACGCCTCCCGCTCGACGGATTGCTCCAGGACCACTGGGTCCACGTCCACGATGTCGCGCGACGCGCCCACGAACATGGCTTTGATCTCGCGAAGCTTCTGCGCGACCTCGTCTTTCGACATGCTGTCGATGGTGCCGATCCTCACCTCCTTTCGATCCACGTAGATCGTGCCCAGGGCTTGTCCGCGCCGGTATTCAGCCTGCACTGCAGCACCGAATGCTCCAGCATCTAGCGCTGCATCTCGGATGCGCTTTAGATCCCGAAGGTGCTTTTCAAAAGTCGTGCCATATTTAGCGTTTAGTTCCGCGCGGTAGTCCTGAATTGCCGCAACAACCTGAGGGTATTTCGCAGGGTTGGTCAGGTCCTGCGAGGTCTGCCGGGCCGATATCTGGGAGTACCCTGCCCGGATGGCAGCCTCGGTCATCGATATCTCGCCGTCCGCCGACACCAGCTCGTAGACGAACTTCTGCTCCTTCGCGGTCAATGGGCGGAGTCCCTCCCGCTTGACCGGAGCAGCGAGGCGAGCCTCGAGCTTTCCACTTCCCCTCGCCTTCCTTTTTGGCACCGCCGGCACCAGGGGTTTTTTCGACATGTCCACACCTCCCACTTGCAGCCTTTCCATATACGAGGCTTTCTGAAAAACGAAAAAAAAAAAAACGAAAAAAAAAGTTTCGCGCGGTACCCCCTATATAATTTGCCACAATTACGCCTAACTTCCCCTGTTTTTCTCCCTGTGATGTACTAAGTCCCTGATATCACTCTACTATTACGCCTTTACACGGTTTACGCCTAATTTCAAAAAAAAATTATTTTTTTTTCGTTTTTTGGGAAGCCTCTATATGAAAGTCGCGTTTTGCCCTCCCAGGCCCGTGGTCCATGGTCCATGGTCCATGGTCCATCCCCCTTGGCCCCTCACCCCTTGCCCCTCCTCACCCCTCCCTCGGCACCTCCATCTCCCAATCCTCCGCTGTCAACTTCCTGCTTTCCTCCCCCAGGACCTCTCCAAGCGCCGACATGTCTACCCACTGCACAAGATGCTCTCCCTTGTCATCCGCGCCCAGAGCGGCTCTGAGAGCCTCTGACGAGGTCCCTGCCGTCACCCTGACCCTGATGACCTTGCTCAGTGCCACCACAAAGGTCTTCATGGCTGCGCTCCTTCTGCCGGAGCCGGAGCCGGAGCCGCGGGCTCTTCGTGCTTCCAAAACGGGAAGATCGGAAGGGTCACCCTCACGCGCT